GAAATGTGGAAAGGTTGGAAACCAACACCAGTAGAAGAAGAAGGACTATCACAAGAATATTTAGATTATTGGACTTGTGAGATATGTGGAAAGAATACACACGAAGTAGATTATGATTACTTAGGTAATGGAACAAATCACTTAGGGTGTGAATTACAAATGGAACAAGCATATGCAAAAGAAAAAGAAATTCTGGAGGCGGAATAATGGCGTATCAAAAATCAGATTATGAAAACTACATATTAGTATCACAACATACTAAAATGTTGGGTGGAACATATCCAAAATACTTAAAGACAAAGTCTCTTATGTCTTCATTAAACTCTATGGCAGGAAAACAATCCAATACATATATTTATAATGGAGAGAGTTATGTAAGTAGTTTGACTAATGCAGAAATCCAAAAAATACAATCTGCATTTGACTTTGGAACTTACAATAGTTCAATAGAAAAGTTAAAATACATCTTCATTGATATAGGAGATAGGTTATTCTAATGGAGAATAATAATGTCCAAAAAAATGGATTTCAGAGAGTACGAGTGCACTCTGATAAAAGTAGTAGACGGAGATACGATTGATTGTTGGATTGACTTAGGATTTAAAATCAGAATCAAATCAAGAGTGAGATATATGGGACTCGACACGTGGGAATCACGAACAAGAGATTTAGAAGAAAAGAAAAAAGGTTTAGCAGCAAAAGCTAGAAACAAAGAATTACTGGAACAAGGAATTTTTAAATTAAGAAGTTTCGGTACTGGTAAATACGGAAGAGTATTGGGTGAGATATTTGTTTCACCAGATTTCGTTGGACAACATATACAAGAGTGTATAAAGAATCCAGAAAACAAAATAGACTTATCTTCTGACGGGTGGGTATCGGTTAATGATATTCTAATGGAAGAAGGACACGCTTATGAATACGACGGCGGTAAGAAAAAAGTCTTTAATGGTTAATTAAACAAGAAAGCAGGTTACAATGTATAGGGAATATTATTATGAAGTAAATGTAGTATTTACGGAAGAGATACCAACTAAGAACGGATTTAGAGAAAAGAAACTTCGTAGGTCATTTTTAGTTGAGTGTATGTCGGTTTCCGTAGCAGAAGCAAAAGTAAACGAATTCTTAAAAGACTCACCAAATGAATTTGAAGTGAAGTTAGTTAAGGAATCTAAAATAGTAGGAGTTATTGAAAATGGAAATTAAATTCTTTAACGCAAAATGGTGTGGACCTTGTAAACAAATGAAACCACACATTGATGAATTAATATCTGAAGGATATAATATCCAATCAATTGATGTTGATGAACAACCAGAACTTGCACAGCAATTTAATGTAAGAGGTGTTCCAACATTAGTAGTTAATGGAAATTCATTAGTTGGATATAGAGATAAATCTCAGATTAAGGAAGCAGTAGGTGGGTAATGAACAAATACAAAGTTATGGAGACTTACTCATCTACTGAGGGTACACTCTATGCCGGTGAAATCTTGAAAGAAGATAATAACAATGTTCTTAAAGGACATAAACGATTAAAAGATTCAATGGGTAGAGTCTGGTTTGTACCAGAACAATATATAAAAAAAATATAGTGTTTTTGTTAGAAACATTATATTTATATATGATAACGCTCAAAAGAGGTTATCAGTTAGACTAAATAGTTAACAACAAAACGGAGAATAAAAATGACTAAAGTAATATACAATCCAAAGTTCCCTGCATTCGATAGGGACGAATTTCTAACACCATTTGATAGAATGTTTGACCAAATCGTTTCTACACAATTTCCAGAAATTGAGAAACAGATTGGAGTTAAACCATTTAAAGGAACAGCATACCCAAAGATTAATGTGTATGAGTGGGATACCAAAGTTGGTGTCATCGCAGAGATTCCAGGGTTATCAAAGAAAGACTTATCAGTAGAAGTTACTGATGGGGTCCTAACGATTAGTGGTGATAAGCATAAATTGTTTGATGTAAAAGATGCTAAGATTCTTAGAAGAGAATTAAAAGAGTCTTCTTTTAAAAGACAATTTGAGTTAGGTGAAGAACTTGACGGAAGTAATATCTCGGCTAAGTTTGAGGACGGAATACTATCTATTGAGATTCCAAAGATAGAACCAAAACAACCAAAGACAAACAAAGTAAAAATCTCTTAATTTAGATTAGGTTATCTCTATTTATAGTTGAGGGGATTTCAATCGAGGTTTGGAGAGTAGTTCGAGTTGGGAAATTTCGAACACACAACGGGAGTATGACTTCCCCTTACTATAAATTATGGATAATTTAATAAAGTTACGACAGAAAAAGATAAGACAAAAACTTCGTTATCTACAATTGGAATTAATGGAAACGAAGATTATCTATAAAAATTCCTTAGAGAGATTTCGAATAGATTTCTCATCAGATATAGAACCTGACGAATCAGTCAAACACGCTCAAGATACAAAAGACCCATACGAAGAAATACAAACAGATGTATCAGAAGATACAATGAAAAAAGTATATCGTAAAGTTGCCAATAAAATCCACCCAGATAAAAAAGGTGGAGATAAAGAAAAGTTCCAAGTTGCTGCAAAAGCAAACAAGAATAAAGACTTTGGAGCTTTATTAGAAATGGCAGACGAGTTAGAAATTGATATAGAGTTATCAAATGAGTTGATTGACGAGATGACTAAACAATGTAAAGCAGTAGTGAACAACATTACAAAAATGAAAACTACATTGGCTTGGACTTGGACACATTCTAAAGAGCAAGAACGAGAGGCATTACGATTATACATATTGGAAACAATACAACCACCAAAAGATTTAACAGACAAAAAAACGAAAAACTAAAATTGATATCGTAGAGTTTTCATTCCCAAAACTTCTTGGGTTTAATTTTTGCGGAAGTGAGTGAGAGGTTTGGATGAGCGACCAAACAAAAGTTCTGATGAGAGAGTGTTCATCAGTCACGATGATAAGTTCCGAAGGGAACTTTAGTGATTTACTAAAAAGTCATCAGAAGATACCCTAACACAAACGAAATATAATTACGCTATAAGTTAGGCTGGGTTGTAGACCAAAGATGTAGTGTAATACCTTGTAGGTAGAACTTGGTTTGTTGATATAGCATCAAATCAAGGGAAAACCTAAATAAAATACAGGAATAGTGTGCCCTTTTGATACTTATTATAAAGGTGGGAGAATAAATTATGGAAAACTCAAAATATTTTTACATATGGATTGGATTAGCAGCATTGTTAATAGCAGGTAGTGCTGCGGCATTTTCAGTTTATGGATTAGCAAAACTATTTAGTGGTGCGTTCTTATCAGTAGTTGTAATGGCAGGTTCATTAGAATTAGGTAAATTAGTTACGGCATCATTTTTATATCGTTATTGGAACGTGATTAATTACTTCCAAAAAGTTTATATGACGATAGCAACCATAGTATTGATATTCATTACATCAGCAGGTATCTTCGGATACTTATCAAATGCGTATCAAGGTGCTACATTAGAATTTGAAAAACAATCCACAGAACTTATCGCAGTAGAAGAACGAATAGAACAACTGGAAGAAGATAAGTCATTTCTAAAAGAAGAATTAGAAGTTGCTATATCAGAACTACCAGACAATTATATTACTGCAAAAAGAAATTTACGGGAACAATATAATCCACAAATCGTTAGAGTTAATGAAGAGATATTGGATTATAAAAAGACAAGAGCAGATTTAGAAATCGCATTAGTATCGACTGGTGTTGATGTTGGTCCAGCAATTTACTTAGCAAGAACTTTCGGAACCGACATAGATACCGTAGTAAAGTTCTTTATCTTTATTCTTATCTTTGTGTTTGACCCGTTAGCAGTTATGTTAGTCATAGCATATAATCAGGCGCTAATGGATAGACAAAAAAATTTACAGGCGAATGCTTCTGCAATTGAGGAGAACAACGAACGAATGGATATCATAGGTCAGAACGGAAATGACGGATTACATTATGATGTATCAGACCAAGACTTAATTGATGATGATGACTTTGAAGTAGAAGAAGAAATTTTAAATGAACCAGAAGTAGAACCACGAGAAGAAAATGACCCAACACCAAAAAAACTTAAACCACCTTCATCAAGGTCAGGAATTAGAATAGGATGATTTTAACCATACAACAGGAGAATACAATGAGTAAGAAGTTTGAGTATAAGTATAAATTATTTGCAAAGATACACCAACTACAAAAACGATTGTATCGAACGGAACAAAATCCTGGACACTCAGAAGATAAAGTGTGGTTTAGAGAAATGAGAATTAAAAAGTTAATCAACAAAATTAAAGAAAGATAATGGAACCACTTCCTTTCTTTCAAGACTATCCAGTATTGGGTAAAATAGTGGGAACTTTGGTAGGTATTTTTTTGCTTTATAAAATGGTCGAAGAAAAAAAATAAAAAAAATACTTGACAACAATAAATTAATGTATTATATTAAGGGTATATGAAAATGGATATTAGAGAAGTAATCAAACGATTAGAAGATATAGAAACTGAAGCTCGTGATAAAAGACAATACGAGTTAGAAGATTCAGTCGGTAGATTGATAGAAGATATCATTGAGTTTGATTTAGAAGAAGAGCGTAAGTTCAGAAATGAAGTATCCAAATATGTAGATGATAAAATTGAAAACGAGATTGTCGCAAGAGCAATTAAAAACGGGACAATCGCTAAAGCATAGAGAGGTTATATGAAAGAAACATTTTTAAGAAATGGTGGTTATATAGTTAAGAAAGAAACAATCTTTCCTTTCGCAGAAGATGTAAGGTATATGGATTGTAGTTGTGGTAGACAAGTTCGTAATGTTGGAGAAAACGCAGAATCAGTTAAATGTTCACGATGTGTTGATTCAAATCTTTATAAACAATTTGGAGATGAGTATGTAGAAAAACAAGAAAGAAAGTCTACTGGTCGTCCTGCTGGTTGGCACTTTATGAATGAGTTCGTAGATAAAGACGGAAATGTATTTCACAAAGGTGTTGAACAACCTAAGTTAAAAGGAACATTAGAACCAACTAAGGTTAAACCAAAAAAGAAAGTCAAACGAAAAACCAAAGATGAAATCTTGGTTGCTCGTCATAAAGAAAAGTTGGCAGCTCAAAGACAATTAAACAAAGATTTAGAAAGACAAAAGAAATTCTTAATGGGAGATGTAGAAAAATGATGCGTAAAAGATTAGAAATTGGTAAACTACTCAAAGGAGATAAAAGACTTGAGGGAGAAACATTTCAAGAATATAAAGACAGATTAAAATTAGAAAAGTCTTTATTGAATGATTACGGACACGGAGTTATGGTTACGACTGATGAATATCGTCAAAACAAAATAAATCCGTTCAGAAGAAATAAAAACGCTTGACAAAGCAAATAAAAAAGGTTATATTATAATTATGAATTTAGGTTATGCTTGTATCAATATGAAGTTGTCCAATCCTAAACAATACGGATTAGACCAACACAGAATCACAACCAACAGAACTATGATTCTAAGAACTTTCCAAGAGAAAGGTTTGGATTATACTTCTGAGTTGGTTATGAAAAATGTTGCCGACTTGTATTCTATTATACAATGGAATGAAGACAATAATATAAAATTCTTTCGTATGTCATCAGAAATATTTCCTTGGGCATCAGAGTATTATCAAGATTGGGATAACTTTCCAAACATTAAATTTATCCAATCTATTTTACGAGAGTCCGGAGATTTAGCAACTCAATATGGACACAGACTAACTGCTCACCCAGGCCCTTTCAATGTATTGGTATCACCAAGAGAAAATGTTGTTCAAAACACAATCACAGATTTGACAATACACGCAGACATTATGGACTTTATGGGTTTATCAAGAACACCATACAACAAACTCAACATACATTGTAATGGGGTGTATGGAGATAAACAATCTGCTATGGATAGATTTTGTAAAAACTTTGAACGATTACCAGAGTCAGTTCAATCAAGACTTACCGTTGAGAACGACGACAAAGCATCTATGTATTCAGTAAAAGATTTATACGAGGGTATTCACAAGCGAATCGGAATACCAATTGTGTTTGACTATCATCATTACAAGTTCAACACCGGAGAACAAACAGAACAAGAAGCATTAGAAATGGCATTATCTACTTGGGGTGATGTCAAACCAGTTGTTCATTATTCAGAATCTCGTTCCGAAGAACAATTAGATGAGTCAATCAAACCACAAGCACACTCAGACTTAATTAAAGAATTACCAAACACCTATGGACACGATGTAGATATTATGGTTGAGGCAAAACACAAAGAATTAGCTATCAAGGAGTTTATAAATGAGTAATATTAATGGTTGGATAATCCACAAAAAAGAATTAGGAGAAAACTTCGAAGTGTCAAGACTTGTTGATGAATTTAAAAAACAAGATATTAAAGTTCGAGTTATTAATCCACAAGATGTAGACATCTTTGTTGATAGAGATGACAAGAAATCTATATTGGTTAAAGGTGTTCCAAGAAAATTACCAGACTTTGTATTACCGAGAACCGGAAGTGGAACTACTTACTTTATCAAAGCAATCATCAGACACTTAGAACGACTGGGTGTTACGATGATTAATGGAAGTGATGCGATTGATAATGTTAAAGATAAATTATACTCACAACAAATATTAGGACAATCAAATTTACCTTGTCCAAAAACTATGTTGGTAAAGCATCCAATTGATGTTAATTTGGTTGAGAAAAATATTAAGTATCCAATGATTGTAAAAACTCTAAGTGGTTCATATGGTAGTGGAGTGTTTATGGTGGAGAACAGAAAACAATTTATGCAATTAATTAAAATGGCAGAACTAACTAAACCAAGTTATAATATTATTATACAAGAGTGTATTGAAGATTCTTTCGGTAAAGACTTACGAGTATTAGTGGTGAACGGAAAAGTAGTTGGGTGTATGATGAGACAATCAACTGACGGAGATTTTAGAGCAAACTTAACTCGTGGTGGAGAAGCAATTCCATTTCAGATTGATGATGACATCGAGTGGATTAGTGGTGAGTGTGCAAGACTTTTAGATTTAGACATAGCAGGAGTAGACTTGTTATTCAATGGAGATAGTTATACTATTTGTGAGGTTAATTCAGCGCCAGGATTCGAGGGTATGGAAAATTACACCAAGGTAAACATCGCTGAAAAAATGGTAAACTATATTGTTAAAAAAGTAGGAACCAAATAGTTATTACTATAAAAGGACGGAAACTATGAAAAGATATTTTTTAATATTCATAACATTATTCACATTACTCAACGGATTAGTTTGGGATAAACTATTCAAAGGATATCGTGAATACTATATGGCAATGATTGACTCATTAGAAGATGATAGAATCAGAATGCAATTAAAGATTGACGAATTGACAAACGGAGTTCGTTTAGACGGACTTGATGTTGTGGTCACGATGTATCACCCAGTCAGACACCAAACTGACAGAACACCAAACATATTAGCAGACGGAACTAAAATCACAATACACAAAGCATCAGAATACAAATATGTTGCGGTTAGTCGTAATTTATTGAAACGATGGGGTGGTTGGTTAGACTATGGAGATTTTATTATCTTGACTGGAACAGACGGAAAAGACGGAGTATACCAAGTCAAAGATACAATGAACAAACGATTTGTAAATCGTATTGATATCTTGGAAAGTCCAGGTACTAAACCATATAAGTTTACAAGTGCTAAGATTAAGAAAGCAAATCTAAACGAAGATATAAAATTTATTACAAATTAAATAAAGTTCTTGACAACGGAACAAAAATGTTGTATATTAATAGAAAAAAATATGAGGTTATTAAATGAGTTTTGAAAACTTTTTCGGAGCACCCGAATTTGATTACGACGGAGAGAAACAAAAGTTCATAGACAATATGGACTATCTAAAATCCCAGTCAGTCCAAGAAGCAACACTATGGAAGAAATGGGAAGAGTTCAACAAAGACCCACAATACTATATGGATAGAGCAGATAGTATTGATAGATTGGAGAAAACACTTTGGACACCAACAGACATCTACAATAAAGAATTAACTATATCAGAAATAAATGCAATAGAACCAATCATAGAAGTTGTAGAACAAGGAACAGGAGATGATTGGATATTAACAAGACGATTAATTCACTCAATGGAGTTCACGGCAAATCCAGGTCGTAATGTAAAGTTCTTCGTTAAAGACAAAACTACAAATAAAGTATTGGGTGTAATCTCATTAGGTAGTGATGTAACTTCATTAGGAGTTAGAGATGAGTTTATCGGTTGGACAAAAGATGATAAGTTTAAAAATGGAAAACTAAATCACACCGCAATCGGTTCTACGATTTGTTGTACACAACCACTTGGATTTAATTTCTTGGGTGGTAAGTTAGTAGCAGCTATGGTTACATCAGGAACTATTCGTGATACTTGGAAAAGGTTATATGGACAAACCGTAGTTGGTTTTTCTACAACTGCTTTGTATGGTATTCACTCAATGTATAATGGAATACCACATTGGAAAACTCTTGGAGAAACCAAAGGTAAGATTAGTTTAAAGCCAGATGATAAATTTTATGATGTATGGCACCATTGGTTAAAAGAAAACAGACGAGAAGAATACGACAAGGTTACAACATCAACAACCGGACAACCAGTTACGGGTATCAAACAAAAAATTCTACAATTGATTTACAAAGAGTTAGGAATTAAACGAGCAGAATATGAACACGGATTTAAACGAGGTTGTTATTATGCAGATTTATATCAAAACGGAAAAGAGTTTCTAAGAAGTGAAATCACAGAAGATGAATTAATTATGAAACCTAAATACGAACAAGATGTAGAATATATTAAAAATTGGTGGAAACCAAAAGCAATCAAACGATATACAAAATTATTAGAGCAAAACAAAATCAAACCAGAGAAGTTATTTTATAAAGATGTTATCAATACTTCTTGGGAAGAAACAAAAGAAAAATACTTAGGAGAAATTGGTAGATGAAACAATTAACAGAACAACAAATAACACAAAATTGGACGGACTTACGAACAATTATTAATAATACATTTGAGGGTGAGAGATTAGAAAAACTCAACAAGATGTATGATTATTTTGAAGACAGAATGGTAGTAGCGCCAGCAAGTGGTAGAGCACACTTTCATAATGCTATGGTGGGTGGTTATGTAGAACATATATTACACGTCGTCAATAATGCACAAGAACTTAGAGACTTATGGGAAAAAAACGGAGCAACCATAAACTTTACTAATGAAGAATTAGTATTCGCAGCTCTACACCACGACTTGGGAAAAGTCGGTAATTTAGAACACGATTATTATATACCACAAGAAAGTGATTGGCATGTAAAAAATCGTGGTGAAATATTTACACACAATCCAGAATTACAATATATGACCGTAACAGATAGAGCGTGTTGGATATTAGGACACTTTGAAATACCAATGACCGAATGGGAATATATTGGATTAAGATTAACAGACGGACTATATGAAGAAGGTAATGAAAAATATCTTAAAGGATATAATAAAGACTTTACTTTAAAAAGTAATATCGCTTACATCTTACACCAAGCAGATATGATGGCTACTCATATCGAGGGAGACCAATGGAAACGAGGTGATAAGGTTGAATCAGAAAAAGTTCAGAAGTCAGTAGCAAATATTAAGAAAGCAGTTGATAACGAAGTGAAAGAAAAGTTCAACACTAAATCAACAGAAGCAAAAGATATATTTAACGAACTATTTGGAGAACCGAAAAAATGATAGGATATATATTATTAACATTAATTGTGTTGACATTAGGTTGGACAACATTTAATCTAACGAGAAAAGTTGAGAGATTAGAAACCTGGATTGAAGGTTATGTTGATAGAATCAATGAAACACAATCAACACTAAAAGAAATAGACGACAAAGGAACATTTGAAGCTGATGATGAAATCGGTGTAGTGTTCACAGCAATTAAAGAAGCAATAGACGAGTTAAACGAAATAACAGAACAGGAGTTATAATGCCAAGAAAAGCAAAAAAAGGTTCACCAAGATATTACTTCCATCAAGGAACAGAAGACGCAATCATCAGACACAATAAAGAAACTCGTCCACATATGAGAGAACGAATTTACAATGAACACATCAAACAACCATTTGAGAAGTTGGCAGAAAACATTATTCATACATTTAAGTTTTATTACTTTGATGTTCCAAGTGAAGATGTGAAACACGAGGTTGTAAGTTTCTTGTATATGAATATGCATAAGTTTACCGAAGGTAAGGGAAAAGCATTTAGTTATTTCAGTATTGTGGCTAAGAACTATTTGATTCTACACAACAACAACAATTACAAAAAACTTAAACAAACTGAATCAGAAGAAGTTACGGATTACAAAAGAGATGCGATGTGGGAAACCAATAGAGAAGATATCTTGGAAGGTCAAAAAGAATATATGGACTTGTTCATTGATTACTGGTCAAACAACTTAACTACCGTGTTCAAAAGAAAACAAGATATTGATGTTGCTAATTCAGTATTGTATTTAATGGAGAATCGTCAGAACATTGAAAACTTTAATAAGAAAGCTCTATACATTTTGATTAGAGAAATGACTGGTTCCAACACACAACACATTACTCGTGTAATTAATGTTCTGAAAAAACATCACTTTAATTTACAAAAGAATTATCTGGCTACTGGAAGTATAGAAACTAAATATACCGGTAGTTGGGATATATTGTAGATGAAAAGGCCGATATTTCTACCGGCCTTTGAATCCACCTTTATTTGTTGAGTAATCCTAATATAATTATTAGTGAAATAAATCCAGCAAATCCTGCTTCACCGAAGCTATTTACTAAACCTACTAAATTACCAACAATGTCAATTCCTAAGAATCCCCCTACAAATACTAATTGTACAAGAACCCCTAAGCCGATTATATGTAATAGTACATCTTTTAAACCAGATACACTATCTATAATCATTTTGATTGTGTCTTTCATTTTAGTTTCCCCCTTTAAATGAACAAAAATCGGTGTTTTTCCGATTTCGTATAATAACTATATAGTAAAATTAAAAAAATAAACCAATATATAAATATATATTCCTATTTTTTAACATTTGTATATTTATTGTTAGGTAAAATTTATGGCAAAAGACTACGAAATATTTGAAGGAAAAACCTTATCTGATGTATTCAAAGATATCTACGATAATTCCAAAACCAATAAAACTCAATTAGAAGTATTGATGAAAGAGGTTGTGGGATTTATCAAAGACGGAGATACAGCCGTTCAGATTATTCCTATGTTAAAAGAATATTTAGAAATCAATGTTAAGAACGATGAACAACTGGTTAAGTTGGCAACAATCGTTCAAAGAATTACAGCAGCAGAAAAAAGAGTATCAGATTCAGGAGATGAGTTTGGTTTATCAGACCAAGAAAAACAACAACTTATGGATGCTATTGAAAATGATGTTCAAGAGTTACAAATCAAAAAAGACGAAATAGACAATTCTATCAGTAAGGAAAACTAATGTTAAAATTTGAACCCGTAGAGGTTTTAGATGTTTTGACTGATGTCAATGATTCTAACGCTACAGCAGTTAGTGGTAGATATGTTGTATCACAACAGAATAGTCCGATAGAACAAACATTTTTATTTTATCCACTTGACCCTAATAACTTACAAATACCAGTTAGGGGTGAAGTAATATTGGGAACCGAGTTCTTAGGTAAATATTATTATATGTCTAAGTTAAATATACAGAACTCACCAATAGCAAATACTAAACCGAACATTAGTTCTTATGCTTCTAAACCAGTTGAGAACTTTCAACTCGGAAAGTATTTTACAGAAAACTCTACTGGTGCAAAAAAGTTAATCGCAAGAGAAGGCGATACAATTATACAAGGTAGATTTGGAAACTCTATTCGTTTGGGTAGTAATCAATCACAAGATTTTTTTAACTCCACAACAAATGAAGAAGACAAAAAATATATTGATTCACCAAGTGTTAAGATTGTTTCGGGAATCGATAGAACAGAATTAAATGACGATGACTTTTATTATCAAGAAGATTTAAATACTGAAAAAAATTCTATTTATTTAACAACCAATGAAGAATTAACATTTGGTTTTGGTAATAAACAAGTATTTAATCAAGACGATAAACCACAGATTACAATTCAATCAAATAGAATTGTGTTTCACGGAAGAGAAGAATTTAATGTATATTCACCGAGTATCAATTTAGGTGATGATGAAAATTTAGAACCAGGTGTTCTTGGTAATTCATTAAAGAAATTATTAGAAGATATTTTAGATGTAATTGAAAATACTAACATTGGTGCTGGACAAACAACACTACCAACACCATTTGCAGGTAAACTAAAAAATTTAATTAACGATAGTATTTTAAGCAATATAGTAAAGTTGAAATAGGAGTACAAATGAAGAAAAACGACTTAATAAAAATAATCGAATTAGTTGTCCGTAAAGAAATCAAAAAACAACTGAGCGAGATATTTATTAATGACAAAGAAGAAATCAAATTAGCAGAAACGATTTCTAAACCTAAACCAAAAGTCAAACAAAAACCAAAAAAACAATACACATCAAACAAAGCGTTGAACGAGGTATTGAACCAAACTAAACCATTGGGTTCATCAGGACAAACTGATGAGTATCCAACATTAGGTGGTGGTGTATTGGGTTCTGACAATATGGCAGATGTATTGGGATACGGAGACTTAGGTATGGGTGGAAACGAAGAAAGAAAACGAGAAGTCGGTGCAGTTCAAACAATCAAAAAGGCAGGTGTAAAAGTTGACCAAGTTCCAGAAGATGTAGTGAATGCATTAACTCGTGATTATTCTGGTTTGATGAAAGCAATTAACAATAAGAAAAAAGGTGATAGTGGATTTAGACCATAATGGCAAATGTTAGAGAAATAGATAGAGATGACGACATTTATGTTGGTATAGAATTTCCATTAGATTATAGTCAAGAAGGTTTTTTTCGTAAAACAAAAACCATTAGACAACAAGTAAAATCTAATATCAGAAATTTACTATTGACTGAAAAAGGTGAAAGAGTTTTTCAACCGAACTTCGGTTCTAATTTGAAAAGTCTTTTGTTTGAACAAATAACACCAACCACTTTAGAAAATATAGAAAACAACATTAGAGAATCTTTATCTACTTGGTTACCTTATGTTAATGTGAATAATTTAGTTGCGGTTCAAGATGATAGAAATTTAAATCAAATATTAATTTCATTAGAATATTCTACCACATTAGAACCAGACGCTCTCGATACAATTACATTTACTTTTGAAGTAGGAGAATAAAATGGCGGTTGATTACAACACAAATAAAAAAGTAGTTAAAAAAGAAGTGAGTTATCTCGGTAGAGATTTCTCATCAATTAGACAAAACCTTATTGAGTTTGCGAAAACTTATTTCCCAAATCAATACAACGACTTTAATGAATCATCACCAGGTATGATGTTTATAGAAATGGCATCTTATGTTGGAGATGTATTGAATTATTATGTTGACAATCAGTATAGAGAAACTTTATTGAACTACGCAGAAGAAAAGAAAAATGTTTATAATATTGCACAATCATATGGATACAAACCAAAAACAGCAGTTCCAGCATCAGTAGAATTAGAAGTTACTCAAGTCGTACCTGCTAAGGTAGGTGCAACTGATGAAGCAGATTTAGATTATGCAGGTGTGGTTTCGACCAACGGAATAGTATCATCAGATACTGGTGTGGACTTTACTTTATTAGACCAAGTTGATTTTAGAGTATCGAGTTCACTTGACCCATTAGATATTGAATTGATTCAACCATCAGGGGCTACCCCAGAACAATATTTGTTAAAGAAAAAAGTATTGGCAAAATCAGGAACAACAACTTCACAAACCTTTACATTTAATTCTGCGAAAAAGTTTGACAAGATTACACTTGGAAACACAGGAGTAACAGAAATTGTATCGATAGTTGATTCCAATGGAAACACTTGGTATGAAGTTCCTTTCTTGGCACAAGATACAGTTTTTGAAACAATAGAAAACACTTCTTTAAATGACCCAACATATTCTCAATATCAAAACGATACACCTTATATGTTGAGATTAATTAAGTCATCAAGAAGATTTATCACACGAGTAACAGAAGACGACAGAACAGAAGTTAGATTCGGAGCAGGTATTAGTGATAATCCAGATGAAGTAATTATTCCTAATCCAGACAATGTTGGTTCAGCATTAGGATTTGGTGTTTCTAAATTAGATGAGTC